GACATATCATAACGCAATAATTTCATGCCCATGTTCTCGGCCAACAATTTGGCCAGTTCGGTCTTACCAGTACCAGTTGGTCCTAGAAACAAGAAGCTGCCAATGGGTTTGTTTAATGGTTTTAAGCCGGCTTTGCTTATGTAGATACGTTCTAGAACAGCATCCACGGCCTGCTCTTGTCCGTATAGCTTACCCTTGATATCAATCTCTAGATGATCTAAACTCTGTGTAACTTCAGAACCCATCTGGTCTGCAGGAATTTTGGTATACTTACTAATAATATCGATAATGTTACTACGGTTAATGGTCCAGTCTGACGACACCAGTTTGATTTTGGCACAAGCTGTGTCAATTAAATCAATGGCCTTGTCTGGCAATTTTTTGTCAGTCTGATAACGAACTGACAAATCAACAGCGGAGTCCAATGCTTCATCAGTGATTACGCCACCATGAAACTCTTCAAAGTATCCACGCAATCCACGCATGATGTCTTTGGCCACTGCTGGCGTGGGTTCTTCCACAGTCAGCCTATAAAAACGTCGCATTAAAGCACGATCCTTTTCAAAGCTCTGTGTATATTCTTCCCAGGTTGTTGACGCAATAACTTTAATATCACCTTTGGCCAGTGCCGGTTTAATCATGTTACTAAAATCTACACTGCTCTGTGAGCCAGCGCCAGCCCCTCGCATCTGATGAGCCTCATCAATAAACAAGATGGTCTTACCTTTGATCGTTAGGGCTTTAATTACTTCTTTTAATTTTTCTTCAAACTCACCACGGTACTTACTACCAGCCAGCAAGCTACCAATATCCAGGTTATATACTGTGTAATCTCTTAGGTATTCTGGTACTTGTTTATTAACAATATTTCTAGCCAGCCCTTCAGCAATGGCAGTTTTGCCTACTCCTGGATCGCCCACCATTAGAACATTGCTTTTGTTACGCTTGGCCAGAACTTCTGTGATCTCAGCTATCTCTGATTCGCGACCAATCACTGGATCAATTTTACCATTTTTACTCAATTGATTGAGATCTGAACAGTATTCTTCTAAAATTTCTTCAGCTTTGGACAAGTTGGCAATTTTGCGACCCTTGGGCTCTTTGTAGTTTTGGTTGTAAAACTCCACTACATCACTACGATCCAGGCCATATTTAATTAGGAAATATACAGCGTAGCTATTGGTCTCGCTAAAAATGCTGATATATAAGTCCAGCACTTGCATATGATTGCGTCCACTGAATAACACCTGTGTATATGCGCGATTGAATACTCGTTCCAGTGCGTGTGTTTTGCGTGGCTTAACTGGCTCGATTTCAGTAGTTAAATATGTCTGCGTACTCAGATACTCAGTTAAATCTTTTTGTAGTCCAGCCAAATCGGCACCAAAGTTTGACAACAATTCACCAAATGGTTCATGTTGTGTAATGGACAGCAGCAAGTGCTCTATGGTCACATATTCATGATTTAGGTTTTTTGCAGACTCACTGGCATTATTGACAATAACTTCAATTTCAGGATTAGGTTGAATCATATATTTCCGAGTTAAGAGTTAAAAATATTTATAGAGTATTGCGTATTTGATTAACTAATGCGATCTGATCGGCTGTTAGATTACCAGGCACTGTGATGTTTATTTTAACAATTAAATTGCCCCTAGTCAAGCTGTTCATTTGCCATAGTCCCTGTTCACGTATTCTGAATCCCATATTTGGTTGAGCTCCGGATGGAATGGTAACCTGAAATGTTTTTCCATCCAGGCCTGTGATTTCCCGTTCACCACCAGCCATGGCAGTCAAACAATCTACATCCAGTGTGGTGACTAGATCCAACCCATTTGTTTCGAATTTTAGGTTTGGTTGAACCACTACAGTTACTCGTAAGTCACCTCTGGGTAGAGTATTGAAAAAATTATCACCCAAGCCAGGATATTGAATTGTAGTTCGTCCCTGTACTCCACGTGGTATTTTGACTTCCACAGTTTCACGAGTGCCATTGGTGGTCTGAATACTGATGGTTTTGGTCTGTTCAGATAGAGTTTCAATCAATGGAATAGATATCTCAATCTGAAGATCTCGATTTTTGCGCGGCTGTTGTTGTTGCCTAAACTGTGCAAAAGGGTCACCACCAAAATGGAATCCAAAGTTACGGAAGATATTTTCCACATCAGGATGTCCAGTCATGTCCTGGCCATTGAAGTTAAATCGTACACCACCGGGATTTTGACGCTCGTGATCATATCGCTGTCGTCGATCAGCATCTGCCAGAGTATCGTAGGCTACTTGTATTTCCTGAAACCGTGTAGTATCACCACCCTTGTCTGGGTGGTGTTGACTGGCTAATTTACGGTAGGCTTTTTTGATATCTTCAGGACTGGCATCTTCTGCGACTCCTAAAGTTTGGTAATGGGTCATACTGTTATTTTAGCATAACTTCCAGGTTAAATCAACAATTATCTAATGCCAGCGGCAATACGCAGGGCTTCAGTAAAGTCATTTTTTGGTGCAGTGTGTGATACTGTGACACCGGATACTGCTCTTAGTTTGTTTAAACTTTCAGATATGTCTTCCTGATCTGACTCCACTTCATCAGACTCTTCGTCGTCGTAACGGGCTGCGTAGTCTTCGGGAGTTAACGGCATCATACTTGCTATTTCTTCTGGTGTGGCCGAATAATCCTTAGTACTGGAACGATATCGTACTCGCCAGTCGGATAATTTTTGCTCGGTCAATCGCAGGACATCTGTCAGCATGACCATGATATTTTCAGGAATGTCAGTAGTTCTTTCCATTTCCACGAAAACAATGTAGTCACCGTCCTCCATTTCACCTGAGCTAACGTCAGCATCCACAACCCAGTTATATCCTTTTTCCACAAAGTTTACCAGGTCCTGTGCTGGCTCTTTGCCACGCACCTTAAAGCTGACCACACAAATATCTCGGTCGTCACCCAGCTTACTTTTAAACTCATCAATGTGCAATTCAGGATGTACTAGACGTTTTAGGTTTCCGGCTTCTAATCCCATTATACGGCTCCAGGTAATTGAGCTTGTGGCTGTGCCCCGGGTGCAGCCACATTGGGTGCCATAGCAGGTGCGATGCCACCCTGATTAATCTCCTGGTCCAATCCCTGCTCATAACTCTGATCAATTTCTTCAGCGTCAATGGTTTCTGATTCCAATTCCAAGCTACCCTGAGTGATATCTCGCATGAGCTTCTTGGGTACAGTGATCGCAACCAACCAGACTGGTGTGTTTGCCATCTTGGGCATTTTGGTACCAGGCTCAAAATCGTTGGGGGTTTTTATTTTAACAGGATATACCAGATAGTCCTTGCGATATTTAATTTCACAATCGTATTCTAGTAGACGCTCACCACCGCGTGGATCCGGCATCTTTTTGTAGGGCCACATGAATGTACAAGTCACAAAATATTTTTCATACACTGGACCCTCCACCAACTCACCCTGTTTCCAGTTGGCAAAAGCATAGACATCTAGTTCGTCAATAACACGCTCAAAATCCAGCAAAGTATTCAGTGCTGAATCTGTCATATAGATGTCTTTGGTATTTTGTATAATTTCTTTAATATCTGCTGGCATTCTATGCTTCCTAACTTTCTATTATTTATCCCACAGATTGACTATAATATACTTGTTAAATTTAACCAAACTTTTACGTGTTTTCTTAGTGGCGAGCCCATTGGCGAGCCCAGTGATTTCTGCAATTAACGATTAATATTTTTAGTAAACAGCTGGGGATTAAATACTTGAATACAATATTATATACATAATTATGACAATTGACCAACAATATTTAAATAACTACTTCACCAACATCTGGGGAAATAATCAGTATAAACGCACACTTGATCAATACGAGCTTTCGGGTTGGGAATTAATCGGAAAAGTTCGAACCGGCGAGCGAGTAATAGACGTGGGCTGTGGCGATAATCCGTTCCGTGATCGTATAGCCAACCTGGTGGGTGTGGATCCAGCTTTTGATCAAGCTGATTACAAAATGACCATCGAACAGTTTTCTGCACAACATTATGCACAAAAGTTTAATGTGGCATTTTGTCTGGGCAGCATTGACTTTGGTGATGTAGCTGATATCGAACGTCAGATTTCGACGGTGATAAGTCTGTTACGCGAGCGCGATAGTCGTATATACTGGAGGTGTAATCCTGGGCAGAAGGACCATGGCAATGCTGAATGCGAGGCTATAAACTTCTATCACTGGAGTTTTGAAGAACACATCAGATTAGCAGAAAAATTTAACTATCAGATTGTGGAATTGGAGTGGGATACCAACAACAGAATATATGCTGAATGGGTCAGTAAAAATGTCAGTATCTTCTAAGGCAGTCTAATACTTAGCTGTTTTTTCCTAACTTATATACGCTGTTAAAAGCCCGGTAATACCGGGCTTAAATATTCTTAACACCAGAAACAGATGGTGTGACCATATCTAGGAGGCACAATTGTCCAAACGTCGTAATAATCGAGCAGTTCAGGAAGTTTCACAATATATAACACCATTGACATATAGCAAAAATTATCACAGATCACCACCACAGGAACATTTAACACTAGTTAATGATAATTTTCAACGTAAACGTATTGAACTAATTCCTAAAAGCCTTAATCAAGAAACATACATAGACCTACTCACAGATCCCGAAAAGTTAATTATTTTTGCTACCGGTCCCGCGGGCACTGGTAAGACGATGTTAGCTGTCATGGCCGCCATAAAAGCATTAAAAGAAGGGGAGTGCAAAAAGATAGTATTAACACGGCCCGCCGTAGGCGTGGACGACGAAAAGCATGGCTTCCTACCTGGCGACTTAAATCAAAAAATGGAACCCTGGTGTATACCTCTATTTGATGTTATACATGAATATTATACTCCGAGAGACACGGCAAAAATGCTAGAAGAAAAAACAATTGAGATAGCTCCACTAGCGTTTTTACGAGGACGAAATCTGAAAAATGCGTTTATAATTTGCGACGAAATGCAAAACGCAACAGTTAATCAGATGAAAATGGTCTTAACCCGACTCGCCGAAAACTCTAAGATGATTATAACTGGGGACTTGAAACAGATGGACCGTAAATATTGCACCGACAATGGCCTGCAAGACTTTATAGCCCGTTTACAGGCATCTGGTAGCAAAAAAATTGCTACAGTGGACTTTGCTCGTAAAGATGTTCAACGTCACCCTGTTGTATCGGAGGTGCTAAAACTATACGGCGAAGATTAAATATCCTCAGGAGAAGTTATCATAGCATAAATCTCCCGCCAATTCTTAGCAATAGGAATTTCCGGGTGATAGTGGTGCATGTTGTGTCCGTGCTCTATTAGTATAGAGCGAAGTCCCAACTTGTGTCCAGCAATAGCATTTTCTGGTTTATCCTCGATCCAATAACAACCAGTATCTTTATATATCAAGAGTGCTTCATCTTTATCGGCACCTGTATCCAGACAGACAACTTTTTCAAATGCTGTCTTGCCAAACATCTTAGCCAGATTCATCTCGCGAAGTTTTTGCGCATTGGGATCTGTACTCAAGGAAGTGATGCAATGAAATGCGTATCCATGCTCTTCATGTAGACGTTTAACATAATACATGGCGTCACGAAGCGGGGGTAGGAATCCAATGGCAGCACTTTCGTTGAACATTTTAATTAGTTTACGACCTTGATCGTTGGAAATATTGTATCTTTCACCAATAGAGTAATTAAATTCACCACCAGGTACTTTGGTAAATCCGTGTTGTTCCATCCAGATGGCAAAAGCATATTCCCAATTGAGCAATACACCATCGCAGTCTACTAGTATAATTCTTTCTTTAATTTCTTTAGTTCCAATTTTCATTTAATACCTTTAATTTTTGTTACCAGCTTGAGTTGTAGAACACTTTAAGTCCCACAAATATTTCAAACTTGGCTTGCTTGATAAATTCCAAGTCCTGTTGTTGATAATACTCATCTGAATCGTTGCCAAAGAAAAACCCAGTGGTGGTGGGCAATGTACCTGCAGTCACGGCTTGTTCTAGTCTGTCCAGATCGTCCCAGGTCAGCTCTAGTTCAACTCCATTAAAACTTGTTTGCAGGTTGGCTCCAGGATCCTTTTCCATCCAAAGACGTTCCATCCAGCCGTGCAAGTTGGGGTGCTTACGCCAGTAAGCAATCTCACGCGGTTCGCTTACTTTGGTAGAATCACCGTCTTCTTTATCGTAGTTTTCGTCATTGTAATACTCAGCTTGAGTTCCGTACCGGACGGCTACATAAGCGTATTGATCTAAGCCCATTATTTTACCTTGACATAATTGAGACCAGTTCCAGGGATATTACCATAACGGGCAATAGGATTATGCGATTTTACACGGCCCTTGATGCGGGTTATACCAGTTAACCGTGTGGGATGCCAGAATGTTACTGCATTACCAGAGCCGTCGTGACCCATATGGACAAAACGATTGTAATCCTGGATGTAGGCAGTATTGAGTACATGGAATTCCAACTCAATACCTTTACCAGTGGCGCCAATATATCGACTGTCGTGACATATCTGACGAATATCTTGGGCACGATCGTCTGATTGTGTTAAGTCGTCTACCAGTTTGGGAGCCCAGACCAACATACCAATATCGTTACTGCTGGTAGTATCTTTTTCCAACAGTGTAGCCACACCCAGGAAAAATGGACTATTACTACGGCCCGCCAGAGTGTCCAACATATTTCTCTGACGGATATAAGCAATTACTTCATCAGCACGAGTGCGATCTTCATCAGTAACTATAATTTGGCTATCGCCGCTAAAGTGGTCCAACAGCATTTCCTTACTGGTTTTACTGGTGTCGTTCAACTCAGATTTTTTAACAGTATTACCAAAGTGACGATAGACCGCGCAAGCCGCCGCGACAGCGTCAACTGTAGGAATACGGAATTTTTTGTAGCGAGTCATATCAATTACCTTTGTTTACGATACCACCAGTATAGCATGGGATTCCATTTTTTGTCAAGCCGTAAAGTCGTAAGCAAATTCTTGCTCGCTTACTCGACTGACTTGAACCTTCCAGTTGTATTCTTTGCACAGCATGGAAAACACACGTCGAGCATCTGACTCTATGGCCCACACAAACAAGGTGCCGTTGCGGAAACCGGCCTGACGCTCTTGTTTGAGAACCGTTGCAACCTTGTCCAACACAACTTTTTCGAAACCCATTTTGTTCTCCGTTTTGCTAGTGTAAGTACATTATAGCCGATTAGGATTTTTCGGTCAACCGAATTGCCAGTGCTTATTCCTTTAACTCTGAGTTAATCTCAGAGATTAGACTGACAACACTTTTTCCACTGCTGACGCAAACTCTTCTGAACTCATTTCACCTGACTTCCAGAGTGCCAGCAGCTCTTTAATTACTCGGATCTTGCCTTTTTCTAACATTGCCTGCTCCGTGTTATTCACTATAACTACAGTATACAATTAAATGAATTTAACGTCAAATCGGTGTTGTTTTTACGCAACAACGGCATTTAACTTGCGGGCTTGTACTAGAGCAGATTCGTAACTGCGAAAAGTCTTAGGAAACTTTTCCAGTTGGAAACGCCCTTGTGCATTAACGACAGTACGTGAAACACCCCAACGGGTATCGCTATGATCCAAACTATTGGCTTCCCACATATCTTGCTCCGTTTGTTTACTGTATTACTAGTATACAATTAATGGATTTATGGGTCAATCCGAAAAAAAGCCCTGAAATCAGGGCTAAAATGTGTTGTTTTTCAGCAACAAATTGCTACTTACGAGCGATCCGCTGATGTATAGCATTTAAGTATACTGTCTGATTGATCAGTTTTCGTTCCAGTTCTTCTACTCTGCTACGCAATCGAGCTAAATCCTGACCCTGTTGCTCTATAACAGATTTAGCATCTTTGATTACTTTTTCATGACCCAGCAAGGAAGGACGCGGTGGAGCATTGGGATCCACTGCACGTTTCTTTTTGGCTTTGTACATACTAAACTGGTTCATACTAGTATTTATTCCGGTGTGGTTTCGGGTTCGGACTTGGGTAAGAACTGTTCCAGATATTCTGGATCCATGTCCGCCATGGCCTGAACTGCCTGTTGTGGATAACCCTCCAGGAAATATTTAAACAACAGAGCAAAATCACGCTGGCTGGGATTAAATGTATTCTTGACCACTGTCTTGGTATGTAAGTTAAGTATTACACCAGCCATACTAGTATCACGTTTTTTAAGACCACGAGTAAACTCTACCCGCTCATCGTACTGATAGTTGTTTTCAGTTCCCATCCAACCTGCCTGACTGGTGTTGACATGCTGCCTGGGTTTTTTGGTATAAAATGCTACTAAAAATAATTCCTTCATGTTATTCCTTGTAATCAAAAAGAATCACACCCAGATAATTGTGTATCCAGGGCAGTGGACAAAAGGCACTATACTGATTCAATGCCGTCAAATCGTTTTTCATACTGTGATTTGTGCCAGTTCAACTAGTGTTGCTGATAGATTAATCTCAGGATCTGCCACTAGACTGTGGTTAACTAGACCTTTACGGATGGCTAAAATAGCTTCGTCTTGTCCTTCGGGAGTTGGACTCCAAAGTGATAGGTTATCATACATCCAGCGGAACATCTCATTAATGTCCTCTACTGCGGCCTGTTGGCAGATTACAGTTCGAGCTTCTCGAATGTTGCCACTCTTAAATAGATCCACTGCATCCAGCTTCCAGTCCTTGACACCACGATCATTCTCTCCCGGCTTGGATAGTGTTCCGGTCGTCGAGTTTGCCTGTAACAAGTTTAGGCATTTGCGCAGGTCCGGGTAGGTTGCCTTGACATAACTATCCAGTGTGTCCAGATCAAACTCCACTTCTTCAGTGACCAAAACAGTGGCAGCACGGGCAGTAAACTCTGTCTGGTCACTCTTGTCAATATGGAAACTCTGGCAACGACTGTGTAATGCATCCATAATCTTATGTGGCATATTACAAGTAAAGATAAATCTGGCCTGGGCCTGATAGGTCTCTAACAATCCACGCATGATGCCTTGTGCGTTATGTGACAGGTAATCCGCCTCGTCCATCAAAACTACCTTGAACTGACCAAACGGCATAGTGCTGACAAAGCCCTCTACTTTGGCTTTAATAAAGTCCACACCGTTGTCACGGCTGGCGTTAATCTGTAGGAAATCGTAGTCCTCAATCCCCAACTCATTAACTAGAATTTTAGCCAATGTGGTTTTACCAGTACCAGGGCTACCACTCAATAGAATATGGGGTATCATGCCTTCTTTAACCCAACTTTCTACCTGCTGACGTTGGTTAGCGTCAGTAAATACATATTCGCCAACTACTTTGGGTCTATATTTTTCTGTCCAGAGTTCTTTCATTTCTTTAATATCTCCACAATGCGTTCTTTTTCCCAATCATCCTCACCAGCATATTTTGGTAAGGATTGGTATTGGTCATCCAAATAACATTTTACACGATATAATTGATATTTGCAATCACGAGTGACGTAACCATCATTTCTAAAGTCATGTATTTCCCTCAAAAGATTATCTATCAGCGTGACGATATCACGATGTACTATGTTAGGGGATCTCATTTTATTAGAGTGATTTTTGTCGTGCTGCTACTGCGGTTGAAATTGTATCGTCACCACCGGGTTCTTCGTCTGATACAAAAATAATGTTTAATGGATCTACACGACGAAGTGTCATGGATTCTCCAGTGATTTCCACTTCAATACCACGTGTCCAACGACCGTGTTCCACTAGAACCCATTCACCAACTTTTACTGTGGTCTGTTCTGGGCCCACAGCATATACCTGTGCCCAGCGTGGACGTATGCCCGACGTATTGCCGTCATCGCCCAGCAATACAATACCACTACTCAATTTCCGTCCGCTAAAATTCATATCTTTAACGATAACATAGTCTTTGAGTGGAGTTAATTTCTCGATTTTAATTGCGAATAGTGAGCTCATATTAGATTCTGGTTGGTCCTTTGGGTTGGTTTGGCGGAGTCAGTAAGTCCTGAGTAACAGTGACTTCACGTGCAATACTATCTGCAAAACTTCCTCGTAAAGGAACTGGTGGTGGTTCAATAATATCTCCCATCGGAGGATCAAATGGCACTCCATCTGAGTCTGTTACCGGTTGAACTGCCGCTACTGGACGACCTTGACCCACACTTGCTCCGGCTTGTCGTTGTTTATCAGCCACCAATTCTGGATTATTGTTAACAGATGGTGTGTGCATTTTGTAATATTTGTCCATGGTCTGATTGCGCCCCTGCTCAATGCGCCCCCCAGGACCCAGTTGATCACCACGAGCATTGACTTTCATATTGCCCACCGCAATTGATTTTTCATTAGTCAAACGTAAATTGTCAATATCAATATTTTTACCATTGGCCGATCTGTAAATTTTTCCCATTTTGTAACTCCTTTATAATATTTATAGTACAATCCCAACTATTTTAAAAATTCTGTTATGTCCAGGTCGTAGTACATGCTGTCAATTTTATGGACACCTATTAGGTACAATACATAGCTTGCCACACTAGATCCACGACCCACCCCCCATACCACTTGATTGGTTCGCATGGTGTCCACAAAGTATTTCATATATCTGAGCAGGGGGAACATATCACGTTCCTGATATAGTAACAATTCCTGTGCCACACGCTGTAGCTTGGCATCAGAGTCACACTGATCCAATAACCAGTTGGCTATATCCATGCTGTTGTATTCTGCGGGCATGTACCAGTGTGTCTGTTGCTCGTAATCAAATGCTTCCACAGTATCGTTGTACAGTATGTCTATGGGCATCTGATACTGCTGTATGTGTGGTAGATCACTATAGGTCACTGATACTGACTTATTATATTGTTCGGCATCTGTGACCAGAAACCTGGTTAAATCCAGTTCAGGATTCTGGTATAACAGGTCACATAACTCCTGTGTGGTAGTATATGCTTGTCCGAACTTATCGTAATTCATTGTATATCAATAATACCCTTAAATCCTTTTCCATCAGACTCTGCCCTCTTGAGTAAGTCGTCCATATGTTTACGATTTCGTGTCTGAATTTCTGCCTGATAATCTTCCATAACCATTTGTAGTTGTGGTATAATGGCCTGTGGCCCAGAACGATACGCTTGCATAAACTTTTTTTGTAGATCTGCGTATTTTTTATGTAAATCGTCGTCAGTCAGTTGTGTAAGATTATTAGTCAGTGGGTGCATTATAGATCTCCGGATTGCCGATTTTCTGAGTAGAATGGATCAAAGTCACCGCCAGGATATCTGGCTTTAAGTTTGTTGACGTTCTCGGCAATGACGTCATCAGGATCCAGATTTAGGGCACGACAAGCATTGATCCAATACCACATGATGTCACCCAGTTCACGTTTCATATGGAATACATTTTCCGCATTAAGTGGTTTACCCTGGAAGAGCATCTTCTTGGGAATCTCACAGAACTCTCCAGACTCTGCAGCCAGGCCCAGGCAGGCAGTGATTAGTAATGGCACATTGATGTCTGGACCATGAACACCATCCGTATAGTTGGCATCCAATTCATCACAGCGGTTCATAAATGTAGTTAAATCGTTGCTGGGCTCGCTGGTAACGGCAGCAACAAAGTCATAATATTTTGATAGATCAATTTGCATAATAGAAAACTCCCAGTGTTGTCAGTATAAACTGATTCCAACCGGGAGTCAATGGGTTTGGTGTATTACCAACCAGCTGAAGTGATTGCCACTCGTTTCCAAGTATTGGTTGCTGTACAAACATAG